AGCTCACAGTCGATCTCCCACCAACTCTCTCCTCAGCCAGCATCTTTTCTTTTCGGTCTTGAAGCTTCTCTTCTCTCGCTATCAATTCTTCCTTTTTCGCATTAATTGCTCTAGCTTCGTCCAAAGGTGTAACCATAGCTTCCTCAAGTTTATCCTGCACCTTAGGTTTATCGTCATTTCCTGTTTCATTTTTTTCTTCCTCTGCCATATTAGTCTTACGTAAGTTTACTTTATAAAGTTTTCTATTCTACCGGCTTTTTGACTGTCATCAAATCCATCATATACTGACGGTTCTCTGCCAACATTTCTTTCATTCTACTAACAAAGAAAAACTTATCAACAAACTTCTCGATCAACAATGTTATAGTCCAAATCCCAAGAACCCCGAATTCTACCAATCTATCTTCTATCATGTTTTCTTAACCTCCGGTTTAGTTGGAGCCTGCGGCTTTATGTCTGACTTCTTCTCTCCTTCAAGACTTCCTTCTTTTCTTTTAACATCAAGGCTCTCTTCAATGCTAGCCGGGAATTCAAAGTTAACATCAAGCCGAAGTTGTAGCCTGATCTGATCTTCAAGATAAAGCTGCTCGTCTTGTATCACCTGTTCCCATGCTAGGTATACCATCCGACTACTTGCTTCTGTCGTCGATGCTTCTATCGCCATAATCAAAGCTGGCACCCCGCCGCCCTTCGTAACTTCTTCGACCCAAGTCCGTCTCCACTCCAAAGGATCAATCCCATTCTTCCCAGCCTCGACCAAGTCCCACTCGACCGCTTTCTGCGGAATAAAAACATCTTGCCCTCCATCTCTCGCTGTTTTAGCGCTGCTCTTAAATTTATTGATCTCTCCCGGTTTATCAGTCTGAAGTTTCCAGATAATCATAGGCACGACGTAACGGTGAAACATCACACCCATATCCTCGTCGAGTTGTTTGATCTTATCAAGGTAAGTCATTATAGCGTCGATGTCGCCAGTCCCATGTATCTCATCAGCATTCCTATTCAAACTCAAATGAAATATCTCATCCAATTCAAACCTCTGCTCTTCTCCTTGACCGTTGGTATATCCGTAGTGAGAGATCATATTATTGTCTCTAAAATAAACCTTCATCCTTCCCGGATTCAAAGACTTCACATTGATTAATTTCCCTGCCCTGTCCCTAACAATCTCAGCGTAAGAATCCCCGTCGATATGACGAACCCTAATTTGATTCTTCATAATCTCATTAAAACTATCCTTCCCATTCCCTCTAATCTTACTCAGAATTTTCTTTGTCTTCTCATTAGCTTTCGATCCCTTCCCAACACTCCACATCCCGATCTTATTTATGATAGTCTTCACAGAATTGTGAGTGTTATAGTATCCGTTGTTTTTCTTCCAATTATTAGATTGCCAGAATCCAGGCTCAGTCAGACTATCAGTATCTTCTTGCGCTGTTGTCTGAACTGAAATTGACTGAGAATAGCTGGAAGTTGCAACATTATCGAAGTTTCTTGTGCCTTGAACCATGATTTGTTGAGAATTAGGATATATTTAAACTTTATGCTATAATGTTCAGATCGTCTAGTGCGAGGTTATTTGTCCCCGATGCTCCGTTTGGGTGCGTGTTTGTTCCTGCGTCGTTTATCGCTCCGGTTGTGTTTAATAATGCTATATTTCCTGTTATAATATTCTTATCTGACGCTGCGTTCGCTACATTGATCCCATATCTTCCGTTGGATTTACAAACATTTCCAGAGACTACGTTGTTGTCCGAACTTGTTAATTGTATTCCGTCGAAGTTTGTTGAGTTAGAACAAACATTTCCAGAAATCACATTGTCATCTCCAGTATCAATTAATATCCCGCTTGAAGTGTTCGAATCGCATACATTATTTACTATCGACGAATTATCTAAGGTTCCAGTTATCCCTATTATTGAATTATTCGAAATTATATTTCCCGAGATGTTCATTTTATCATTTGAAGTCACTAACAAGATCCCTCGATCACTTGTGTTTATTATGCAATCTGAGATAATTATCTCAGAACAGTTGGTTAGCACCATTGCGTTTAATGAGTTGTTTTCTATCCAGCAATTTTCGATTATTGACTCGCTTACGTTTGTAAATCTTAGCCCGTTGTTTATTATTTCATCTCCTCCAGAATCTCCTATGAATCTGATGTTTGAAATTTTTATTCCCTCTATTGTTCCAGATGCTATCAATAAATCAATATCCCTCATAGCCTTTATTTCAGTTCCACTTCCGATGCCCTCTAGAGTTATGTTGCTTGAGGTTATGTTTATTGTATTCCATAGATCATAAGTCCCCTCTTTTATAAAAACTACTCCGCCCGTCGACGGTAATTGGTTTATCGCGTCCTGGATGTTGTCGCTGTCTCCCGATCCATCCAAGGAAACTATTATGGTTGCTTGTCCAATTCGTTCCCTACCTAGCCCCGTCTCCGTATCGTCTGAATGTTTGAAGATAGATTTATATTTTACAGGTAAATCTAATACCATCAGTTCGCTCCTAATTGTTTTAGAACTTCGCTCCTCTCAAGTTTGGTTTCAATTAATTTCATCCTAAAGACGTGGATATTGACCATATCTTCTGCTTCTACCCTTGACGTGAATCCTGCCATGTTATAAGCGATCAACTGCATCCCAGCATATCTCGAAGCCCACTCAGAAAGCAACTGTTTAGTCACTGTATCATACTCAGCAAAACCAGCGACGACATCATCTTGAATCAAAGCAGAAAGAAACCCTTCAGCCTGAGCAACAAGTAAATTATTATTAGCCTCTGTCGCTCCAGTCGCATCAACATTCTCTCCTGACATCAAAGCAATCTCCGCCTCAGTCGTTATAGTTCCTGTGTAAGCCATGTTTAATAACTAGAACAGAAAAGCTTTAAACCTTTCGTTTTTATCAACCACGCAGCTCGTATCAGCCCCTCAGCTATATGTGAGTCCGTACCAACTATCTTCCCATCAACATAAACAATACTCCGAAGACTAGCCTTCACCTCATCATCATCCAACAACTCAATCTCACCTCGTTCCATAAACCCTTTAAGATTCTGATACATATCCTCCTTCAATAATTTCTTCTGCCGATCCTCAGCATCAATACTTCTACTCGCATTATTCAAACCAACAACTTTCCACTTCGTCGCCGACTCTTCAAGTAATGGATGTAAAACACCGACGCCAAGCCCACCATCATCCAGCCCAATCTTATTAAAGTTATATTGTTCGTTTAACCGAATAACATCTCGTACCGTTTCAGTCACCCTCATTTTTTGTGTAACAATCGATTGCGCATGTCTCACTTTTCCATCCTCCTCTGCCAAAACCTCAAACGTCGTATCATCCTCGCCCATACTAGCAATATCCATCCCAAGAAAATAACTCCAGTTTGATCCGAATTGAGTTTTTGCTTTATTCCCAACGCAAGTCTCAAGTATCAACTCTTCAGGGAAGAATTGCATAGCATTCTCCAAGAACTCTCCCAAGTACATCTGCGCATACTGCTGCTTAGTCAGCGTCTTCTTCTGCTGTGCCAAAAAAGCATCATCTCGCCTTGGACAATCCTCACTACTCTGATGAAACTTTGTAAATGTCGGATCCGTAAAACAATTATAATAATACCCCTCCTTCATAAACGGTGTACTCAACAATATCACCTTACCTCGAGCAACTGTCAGCGTCGGTAAAACAGAATTCCAAACCTCTTCAGGTATAAACGCCGCCTCATCCGCAACCAAGAGATTCACAGTATAGCCCATGATCCCATAGCCATTATCCCCAGCCGGCAAGCAATAGACAATCGTGCCGTTCGTCAGCTTCAGCTCGTAGTTAGTCGGCCTGTCTAGCCCACGCTTAATATAGCTTTCATACTTCTCTTGCACATAAGCAATAACTTTCTGGAATAGCAGTCTAGCTTGACGTTCTGTTTTAGCAATAATCAAAACCACCTTCTTAGCATTCTTCACAGCATACTCGCCAACCTTGATCCCGATAATCGCAGACTTCCCAACTTGTCTCCCAGAACGCATAACAATATTGCCCTCACATTTCAAAACATCCTGTTGCCAATCATCAAGATGTTTCCAAGGCCTAGCGAGGTCGTAGTTGTGTTCTTCATTCATAACCTCAACTCCTCAATCCTCACTAATGCAAACTCTTTACAATCATCAATCTTCTTCATGTGTATATCCCAAACCCAACGATCATCAATGCCTAACCCTTTGAATATTGAATCAACAATAAACTTCTCTCTGTTTGCGATGTCTGCCTGTCGTGGCTTCCCATTCTTAAAGAACCAATCCTCGTGAATCTCAACATATACCTTAAGATGTCTCTCGTGCAAATCATGCTTAACTCCTTCGCATTGTCTAACAATCTTATCTCTAGCCTCACGTGCAACCTTTGTCAACACCTTAATGTTCCTCATGTGATAGTACAGATGATTAACACTTGGCGTCTTGAATGGGATTATTATTTGCATTTTTTATTAAATCATCATTTATTCTTGTTTTAGAATAATTCATTTTAATCTTCTACCCCCTTTAATGATGTTCTTACTTTTCTACACCCAAAGCAAACTTGCGTTAGTGCATCGTGATAAGAACTATAAGCTACTTGCTGGATATGTTTTCCTTCACAACTCTTAATTGCCTTCTTTACTTCGTTTTGTGACATCTTCTCTACTTTCATCTTATCTTCTTATCGTCTTTTATTATTTTAGTTTCTTTTGGTTTGAATCTTTTTCTTAGTTCTTTATTTGGGTCTAGTTTATCTTTAAACATAAAATCATTAATGCTTATAACTTTCCCTTTTAGAAAGTCCACATAATACTCAGCAAATAAATCATCTTGCTCGCTTATCAAGTGCTTAGCTCTACGCTTAAGCAAAGTCTCAAAGACTTGTTTCTGTCTAGCTTCATCGCGCATTAGCCTATCTATGTTCTCAGGCTCTTGCAGAACTTGAGCGTAGGTCATCTTCTTCTTTCTGTATTTGGCTACATGCGCCTTAGCCTCAGCATCTCTAGCTTGAGCTTCTTTAAGCTTTGCTTCTGCTCTTAGTAGTTCATCCATTTTGTAACTCCTTGATTTTCTTTTGTAGTTTGATTATCTCAATTTCTTTTTTCAACTCCTCTGTACTTAGTCCATCAAAAGCTTTCTTCTTAAAATATTCTTCTAGTAATGAATTTACTAGATCAGATTGATTTTCTTCAGTTTGTAGTTTTTCTACTATCTTTATTTCTAGTGATAATGTTTTATTCATCCTCATACTTAAGTGTTAGTTAACTAAGTTTATATACTTTTCGGTCTAGCTTATTTTAGCTTTATCCTCGCTGTTGATTTTAAAACTTAGTTAGTTAGTTAGTTAACTAACTAAGTTTATTTTTACTTATAGATTGTAGTTCTCTCCACAAAACTTAAAAACTTAAATCCCGTTGGCTAGTCGTGACTGGGCACACTAGCCAACTGTTAAGTTGTAGCGTTTGTGGAGATATGGGGTGTGTGGGGCGTAGGGAGGGTTGTGGTGTGTGTTTATTGTGTTGGTGATGGTTGATAGTGGTTGAATTTAAGTTTGATTAGGTTGGCTGTGAGGGCTTGTGTGTTGATTTGGGTTTATATTTTGTTGGAGCTATTAATAGATTGGGGGGGGGGCGGAG